CAAATCGTCTGTGTTTATACCATAGTCCTTCGCCTTCTCGATAAGGTCATTAAACACCAGCACGGTATTAGCATTGTTAAACGCGTTTTCCCAGAAGTTTGCCCACCATCCGCCAGCCTCTACCAACTGCCTTTTCATCTCGTCAAAGTAGTTTTTCTGTGAGGCTTCCATTCTCGCAAAGTCACCAATAGCAGCGTCAGCCGCATTACCCACCACGGAGATCTGCTGTTCTGCTTGCTGTAGAAACGCTTCTTTGAACGCATCCCCAGCACTTAGCCCGGTCTTCTTTAGCTTTTCAACTTTGGCATCGAACCCGTCAACGCTCACTCCCAGCGCATCAAACCTCATAGTGGTCTGGTTCGTCAAGGTCAACACCAACTGGTTCATGTTCATATTGAGCGCACCAGCTACAGTTGCCAGTCTGACAACTTCATCATGTGACTTTGCCAGTCCCAACGCCATGAAGTCGGTTGCGCTTGCCATCAACTGCGAGTCCGCCACCGTGCCCTTTGTGGCAGTCCTTAGATCACCCATGAGCGCGTCTGATACCGTGCCAATAGACCGTGCCAGGTTGTCAAACTTGCTCGCGGTATATTCCAGTTGAGCGCCTTCTTTTGCAGCTTTATAGAATTGGTCAATGGCTTTAGCAACGCCAACAACGGCAGCCATAACCGCCACAGAAGACATTTTCAAACCATGAAACCCTTCTTTCAGGCTTTTGGTGCCAGTGCTTGCGGTTTTGCTGGATGTCTCAACGCCTTTTATGTCCTGCTGCAGCTTCTTTAGCTCGCCGGACGCCATGTTCAAAGTCTCAACGACTATCTGTAATCTTGAGTCACCTGCCATGTTCTGCCCTCAGTTCGTTTATTTCGTCCATGATCGCCACGCATTCCGGGTTGTCCTGTTTCCACTTAGCCATTTCGCCAGCCTTCTTGCCCCGCGTTTCATATTCCCTGAACGCATTAAATACATTCAGAACGCGCCTGATCTTGCGCATCAACCCTGCCGGCTGGTCTCTCATTCCCCCGCCAACCGGCAGCGCCTTGTATCGCTCACAATCCATGCCAAGTTCCAACAGGTGCATCATTTCTGCATAGGCTTCACTATGTACTTTGTCATCGTCTTCCCGTTCCGCCATTTCTGCGGCGGCGATCAGGATAAAGGGTCAAGCGTGGTTGCCTCCTGTATAGCCTCAGCCATACATTGATCCAACCAAATAATGAGTGCGGGCGTAGAGGTGTCAACATCGATCCCCTTAGGCTCTAAGATCATGCCCAACCTTATAGCCGCCCTTATACCATCACCTCTCCATACCTGCAATGGCTCGTCACTCTTACCCTTCATTTCCTTTGACCAATCCTCAAGCTGTTTCTGTGTGATCTCGGCAATCACACATTTTCCCAGCTTTGTGTGTGTCTTTTCCATGCTTACACCAACTCGTTAATAGCACTGATGTTCTGGATCTTCAGCCAGTTTGCGAAAGTGGGGTTATATACCCCATCGAATACCAGGTCAAAGGTTGTCACACCATTCCGATCTTCAAACAGCGCCGGCGCTTGCATGGCATGTCCTGCGAATTGCAATGACATTTTCCGCAAGGTCGTAGTAGCACCTGAAGAGTAAACTATCTCGATCTGCTTTTTCAGGATGGTATTGGTCGCAGCTAAGATCGCAGCCAGGTAATCATCCGTTGTGGTGTTCAACTCCAGGGACAACTTCAGTTGACCGCTCCAGGGCTTGTCCGCCCAAGAAGCAGGTTCACAATCCCCAAGATAACCCATGTATTCCCGGTTGGCATTGATGGTCAATTCGTAAGCGAACGCGCTATTTGCAATAACAGTTGCGCCCATCGTACCATCCCACGCATCAATGGCAACTGTAGCAGTACACCCATTCAGTCTTGTTTGAACTGGAGAAGTGCGGTCTGCTAATACAGCCAGCGTACCCGGTACAACTTTCCCACCGATTATTGATCCACCAACCGCAACGCCTGAACTCTGTGAATTACCCGATATGGTCAATGTCGCTATGGATGCATCCTGCATTTGCTGAACACTGCCAGTTTGACCCCATTGCAAGGTCATGAAAGTAGGTTCAGCTGCAGCAGTCAACGGAGCGGCATAATCCCTGGTATAAGGACCACCGCCGGTTATGGATGTATCAGGAGTAAACAGGGAATCAAGCCAATAGTTGATGTCTTCCACTGTTTCATCTGAAACTTCAAATGTCGCATTTGACTTGTAGAAGTCAAGCGCGGTATTGTGCGTAGGAGCTAAAGACCCGCGCAACTGTTGAATAGCCCTGGTCACAAGATCAGGGTTTAGCTTGAACGATGATACGTTCTGTAACTTGGCTGTGGCAGTAGAATTAGCGGTGCCGAATCCGTAACTCTGCGCTGCCCGTTGTAAAACATTATGAGCGTTTAGCATTTTTTACCTCTTTCTCGACCGTCTTGGTCAATTTTTCATGCTCGAATAAGCCCAATTCAAGGGCTGCTTCCCTGAGTGATTGTGGATATTTCATCCACTCAAGTTCCGTTAAGTCTCTCGCTGGTATTCCGATCAGGATCCCAGCCAGAGGGTTGTAAATTAATTTAGCCATGTACTACCTCCTTGATAGTCAACTGACATAAAACACCAGCATAAAATCTACCCGTCCCACGCGGCCACTCGTACTCTCCTGGAGTCATACTTATCCCCTCCAGGCTGTCATCGTTGTTGTAAACGCATCTCTTGGCTCGCATGGCATCCAGGTATTTCCCACAATAATCAACAAGTTCAGGCGCAAACTGTCTCAAGCCCAATCCCTGCTCCGAAGCCTGCCATAACATCAGGTCATTCAACTGCCAAATCACGGTCATGCCAGTCCCAATAGCAATATACTCTGCATCCCTTCCACCTACAGGAGCGGGCGATAATGGCAGCATCAACCGGCAAGGCAAGTGAGCAGTGACAACGTTTTCAGGTAGTGCGTCAAGATCATAAGCGGTCGGAGTGATACCCGAAGCCGTTGTGACCGTCACCGCTTTTATCGCCGCGTAGATTTCGCTTATATGGCTTGCACTCATCCTATCCTCCGCCTGTAAGTTGACAGGATTGCCTTGACATCAGCAGGAATGCTTGACGGCATAATGGTCACACCATCTCCCGTCACCAGTGCCCGGTCAATATCCGAGCTGGTATCCTTTTGTCTGTACATAAACGCAGCAAGCCGGATGCAAGCATGTTTGATGTCTCCAGGAGCGCTTATACTCCAGCCCCAAGTACCGGCAACCGCAATCTCAGAGTCAGTATCAGTGAACTCCCAGTCGGTATCGTTATCCAGGCGAATGCCATATTTCCTTGTCTCGTTTCTTGGCTCAAGGCGATAGTTTGCTGAAGATATTGCCACACCATCCCCATTTGTTAATGTGGTAACGGTCAACAGGTCTTCGCCCCACAGAAGCAAGAATCTACCATCTACGTCACCAGAAGTGAAATACTTGGTAGCAGTGACCGCCTCGAATGTACGCCCACAATAACCGTCAATGACCCCTTGCGCCAATTCCAGGAACTGCGCCAACAAGAAATCATCTGTGGTAACGTCTATCCCCAGATAACTCTTTAATTCACTTAGTGTTGCGTAACCCATTCTTCACCGCCAATGTACTTTTCTTGTCGGGCTTGTTGACGATCTTTATAGCCGGCATGTCAGGCTCTTCTATGATGTACAAATAGCCAGCCCGCACGAACTCCTGAACCTTTTCCAGTGGAATGTCAACGACCTGACCTGGTAAATAGATGTCCCCTGATACAAACTGCTTCAAAATCTTACACTTAACCATTACCTCATCTCCTTTGCGCTGTGGATAAACCGCGACCCCGTTGGTCTCAATATGTCCACATCGCACATCAAACCGGCATATTTGCTTTATGCCCGCTTTGGTACTATCAACTGCTATCGCCCAATCCGGCGGGAATGAATTGCCGGAAGGTCTAAAATCAAACTTCTCAAGTATCCCTCGCCTGAAAAGCGTAAATCCCATGCCAACCCCTGTTACCCGCGCCCAACCCTGCTGTATTGCCTTCTCATATTCTCTCGGCAAGTAGGTCAATGACTTGTGCATATTAGGGCTATCTTCTATGTACTTAAACGCATTTACGCAATAAGCACCATGCCTGAGCATGTAAAGCCCATAGACTATCTGAGCGCTCGTAGCCCATAGCTTTATCAGTCCGTCTTCAGGTACGAGCATGTCATGCTCGAATGTAACCAGCGCATCGTAATTCAGATCCAATACCTTTTTCCTGATCACCTGGTACTGGTGCAAAGTGTTCTGATGCTTGCCAACCCGACCATAAGGATTGTCAAGCCCGATCAATCGGTCAACTTGTACCCCTTCAGGCGCTTTTAGGTCTGCGAATGAGTCCATAGCAGCCGGGAACGCCTTGATCTCATCTTCCAGTTCGTAGGTTGGCATAAAGAGCAGAATCTTTGTCATCGATTATGCCTTTCTCTTACCAGGCGAAAATAATCTATATGGTTGCCAAGATTGCTCATCTGGTCACTATTATCGCGCTTGCTGTATAAGGCAGTCATCATAGGAACATGCACAAAATCTAACTCGTTTGACAGCATAAGCCACA